ATGCTCGGGGACCGGATTCTTAGCAAAGTTAGAATAGAAACCGCCACCCATGAGCTTCCGGAGTTTGAAGGGATGGATGCAAGGGTCATCTGTCGCCGGTACCTAGAAGAACTCGATGCCTTGCTTTTGGAATGCGAGGTTAGGTTTGAAATCTAGCCTATCATACTGCTGGGCTTGCCGAGCAATTCGAATGCCGTTTCTCATCTATAAAGTTGAATGACGCGTTTGGGAGGTTCATTCGGACGTCGCCAACTCCGCGTTTGGTCGATTGTGTGAATTCACGGAGGGCGCGAAGCCGACGTCCAGCCGAGCCAGTTCGAGGCGAGGTCGAACGCGGCTCATCCAGCGTTTCCGAGTGCGCCTCTCAGGGTCAGTATTGCCGCGGTGAATGGACCTTTGAAGGCCCCCGACCGCCCGGAAGTAACTGCTGCAAAGCGGTCCTTCGATCGCCCGCAGAGAATGCCGCAACGGTTCGGCAACTGCCCCCCGCTCTCACCATCGATCATTCGCCAAATCAACTCGGGCGCCATACGCCGGCAACCTTGCTTGTAGAGGCCTATGGCGAGTCGACGCTGACTCGCGATTGCCTTCGGCGATCGACGTCATACCGATAGATTCGCCGCGAAGGGATCACGCGATCTGCGTCTGGTTTGGCTGGGCAGTCTGTTGCCAGCGAGCCTTGATGTAAATCTCGGTCGTTGCCTTGTTGGCGTGGCCACACAACGCCTGTATGACCTCGATTGGCTGCTTCTCAAGGAAGTACATGTCCGTGGCGCCCTTGCCCTTCAGGTCCCGGAAGCCAAAGCTCGGCATTGGCGGCATTTTGCGCGCCTTGCGCCGCACGTTCGCAGCCATGATCGCCTCCTTCAACATGCTGCTCAGGCCGCTGTACGTGTACGGGTGACCGTCGAGGCGCGCGACCAGCGGAACATTGACCTCGCGTACGTTGCCGGCAAGCGCCTTCGGAAGCACGTCCGCCAGTTCACCGGTGACGGCAATGCGGTGCTGGCGCTTCGTCTTGTTTTGTCGGAACACCAGCTCTCGGCCGGTTTGGCCGGTCTGTAGTACGGCTGTTGTCCACTTGACAATATCGCTGTCCGGGCGTTGCAACGTGCGGTAGGTCAGAAGCATCATCAGCCGTACGGAGCGCGGCGCCAACGAGAGGACCTCTCGCAACTCCTCGTGGCTGACGTAGCGCTCGCGCGGGCGCTCCTCGTTTCGCACAATGCCACTGGAGCGCATGCATGGATTCATGACCAGGCCCTGTACCTTGCCGGTACGAATAAGCCAGCTGATGCAGCTTGAGAGCAACGCCTTCTCTCGGTTTGACTGGGTCAGTCTTGGCGGATCCAGTTGCGCATTGAAGTCGAGATATCCCTGCACTTCATGCGGCTTGATCGTCGCGGGTAGGCGCTTGCCGAATGCTGCGACCAGTGGGCCGTCTTCTGCCGCGTACTGGGTGTAGTCGTCGAGTGTGCGCTGCGACCGCGCCTTCGCAGCCACGAGGCGTTTCAGGTCCGCCAGGAACTCCCCAAGCCAATAGGCTGTGGTGCCGAAGGCCTCGGAAGGGTTCTTGTAACGCGCGGCTGCCTGCTTCGCAGCCGCCAGATCCGTGCCGACGTTCTCCCAGCGCTGGGGCGGCCCACGATGAACGTAGTAGAACCTGCCTCCATCGAATACAAGGCGAGTGCCTGCCAAGCCCATAGGGTCACCATCCTTGCGTCTGCGGCCCATGCCGTCCCTTCCTTTTTGCAGCCCAGGTCTCCAGGCCTGTCGTCACGCTAGCGCCGCCCGTATCGCGGTCGGGTGCCGTCCCTGTCGCAGGGCTGGCTCGCCACGCCAGGGGTCGACCATTCGGCTTCCGGTCGACCCTCAACCCCAGGCGCCTGAGGTAGCGGATCTTCGCCGCGTCCTGCACGAGGCCGTCCGTCATCTCGTCGACCTCAGCATCCGTAAAGTATGCGGAGAGCGTTGTGGCATTCATTCGGTAATCCACCAGCCCTTCCAGTGGGGGTTTTGACACTGCGCCGTTGGGTTGGGTGCCATCCCGCGGAATGCCTTGCGGAGAGTGCTTGCTGTCTGCATCACGCGCGTTCCTCAGCGGAATCCTGGACGGATGCATGGAGGACACGATAGTGCACTGCGGCGGCCAGCAACTGCTCCGGCTTGCGGTCGAGCGCATAGGACTCGACGCGCACGTTCTGGACCAGCGCGCAGTCGAGGATGAACAGCGTCAACGCGTCGAGGGGCAGGGTGGAGATGTGCGACTCGAGCGCGCTGCGTTCGACCCCGTACAGCTCGGCCAGCGTTTCTTTGTCCTTCCACCCGACGCCCGCGCATGCGACCTGGGCGACCATCTGCAGGTCGAAGGCACTGCGCGGCGCGGCTGCGGCCGCCGCGCGAACGCGCGTCAGGAGGTCAATCCTGCCTTCGATTTCGGCTCGCGCCTTCTCCACTGCCTTCGCGTGCGCGGCCTCGCGCTTCTTCCGGTCCTCTTCGCTCTCGCCGTAGCCGCGCGCGGGCTTCGGCTCGGTGACCTTCACGCCGGCCGCCTTCAACTCGTCGACCTTCACCACTTGGTGCGTCTTGCCGTCGCGCGGATCCTGCAACGTGACGACCGTGGGCCTGGCGCCCTTCGCCTTCTTCAGGGCATCGCGCACGTCGGCCAGCTTGACGAAGCCGGCCTTGACGTTCCCGCTTGCGTCGATCGCCTGGCGCGCCTTGTTCCCCTGCATCACCGTCTTGCCGGCCGCTTCGAGCTTTTCGGCCTCGCGCTTGAGGTGCGCCTTCTTCTTCTCGGCGAAGCAATCGGGGTCCGTACAGACGTCTGGACCGTGCACCGGTGCCCGGTCGGGATAGCGGCCGTACTTGTCCTTCTTGTCGGTCGGCGCGGCGATGTCCTCGAACTCCGGCGCGTTGCCGGTGCGCTTCGGACAGCGAACGCAGTGCCCGGCCGACGGCACCAACATCTCGTCCTCGATGTCGAAGATCGCCTTGGACAGGCTGAGCGTGAACTTCTCGCTGAGGATCGCCTTGATGCGGCGATAGCTGCGCTTGCCGCCATCGTCCAGCTTGGCGTGGTAGTCCCGGCTGACGTAGCTGAGCGCCTTCTCCTGGAGGGCCGGCTCGCGCAGCCGGGCAAAGAGGACCACGACCTCAGTGCCGACCTCGCCGTCAAGGCAGGCTTTGCGAATGGACGGGATGGCCTTGAGCAGCGTCACCCGGCTGTGGATGTAGCTCCTGCTCTTGCCGAACTTCTGCGCCAGGTCGTTCAGCGTCAGGTTGTCGCTGTCGATCAGCGCCTGGAATCCTTCGGCCTCCTCGAGCGGATGCACGTCGGCGCGCTGCAGGTTCTCAGCGATCTGCGCGCTACGGGCCTCCGCGTCGGTCATCGTGCGGATCATGCAGGGGGCGGTCTCAAGCTCCGCAACGGCTGCCGCGCGGAATCGGCGGTGGCCGAAGACGATCTCGAATGCGTCCCTCCCGTCGACGCCGGCCTCGATCAGCCGCACGAGCAGCGGCTCGTGGATGCGACCTTCGCCGACGATGCTGGCGGCCAGCTCGTCGATGCCGGTGAAAGTGCGGCGCGGGTTGAACGGGCTCTCGCGCAGCTGGGCGAGCGGAATGCTGGTGATGATTTCCATGGTGGTCCTCGTCGGTGATCAGCGGCCGAGCACTCGGGCGCGCTGCTGGCGTTGGAAGTCGAGCGCGTCTGCGCGGGCGGTGAAGGCGGCGCGCCAGCCCGACCAGGTCGTCGTCACGCGCTCGGCCGACATCAGGTCGACCCAGCCGGCCGGCCGCACGCCGTCGAGCAGTGCCCATGGCGTGCCGCCGTTCGGTAGCAGCTGGGCGCGCTCGGTCGCCAGGGCGATGAGGTCGGCCTGCTTCAGCTCGCGGGCATGCGCGGCGGACGGCACGTGGATCGCGAAGGCGGTGCGCACCAGGCGCTCGAATCGGTACTCGAAGGCAGCCCAGGGCACGCCGAGCTCGTCCTTCGCGGGCGTGCTGATGTCGTTCGTGAAGGCCTCGTGGGCGTCGTGCATCAGCGCGGCGAACTGGCCGTGCACGTCGAGGTGGAACTCGCGCTCGGCGATCTCGCAGACGAGCAGCGAATGCTCGGCGACGCTGTACGGGCGGCAGGTGGCGCCCGTGAAGCGATTGATGAGGCTGAGGTGGTGGGCGATCGTGCGCAGGGTGATCGCGGAAGGCTCGGGGTCGCGTAGCGACACCTCGGAGCCGGTGGCAGTGGTGATCCAGGTCATGTGCAGGCGTGTTGAAGCACTCCGCTGGCCCGGAAGCCGACGGACGGGCATGGGTTGAAGGGAGACGACGGCCGGGCCGTCAGGCGTCGAAGCTGGGGAAGTGCAGGTGTCGCGCGTCGGGACCACAGGTGCCCTGTCGATCGCGGGTGATCACGACGGACTGCCAGGGCAGCGGCGCGACCGCGGAGGGACAGACGCAAGCCAGGCCATCGGGGCTGCGCTGGCTGTGAATGCACAGCTCGCAGCCGCGGTAGCTGGTGGCGTCCCACGGATGGACGGCAAGCGAAGGCGAAGCGGCGGCGGCAATCACAGGCACCTCGCGCTGCAGCAGCGAAGGGTGGCGAAGCGATGCACGAGCAGGTCGATGACATCGAAACTGTGCGCGGCGACGACCTGCAGCGCGCCGCGCGTGCCATCGCTCAGTGTGTAGCGAGCGATGTACCGGCGGCTCACGATTCGACCTCCGACAACGGATGAACGGCGAACAGCTTCAGCCAGGTCGCGCCGGAGGAAACCAACGCAGCGAGCTGACCCTCGGAGAGGTACACCTCGTCCTGATTGGGGACGCAGATCTGGAAGACGAGAGGGCTGCCGCCCTCGCGCTCACCGAGAACGATCTGCGGCCAGTAGCCGGGGTGGGCGACCAGCTTGATCGAGACCGGCGGCAAGGCTTCCGTCGAGCCTGGCCTGGCGGCGGCGCTCATGCGTAGCTCCCGGCGGACTGGTCGAGGCGTTGGATGTCGCTAATCGCGCAACCAGTGATGTGATGTGCGAGGCGCTGAGCCTCCTCTGCGTTCTTCGCTTGGACCTGTACGAAGGGGAGGACGCCCGATTCGCACAAGGCGGCAAACGCGCCTTCAAGAGGGTGGTAGCTGCAGCGGTAGCTGCGAGTCGATGCTTTCTGCACTTTCGCTCCAGTAGCCGGGAACCGGCGAGTACAGGAAGTGTAGAAAGTCTAACCAAGCAAGTCAAGAGAATGTGTACTTGGCATCATCGCGAGGCCTTCCGGCGACATGCAGCCGGTGTCTTTCACCTCATTGATTAGATGCGCTCGCTCTGCTTGTGCACGACTTCGCCAATGATGTGCACGCCCTCGTGGCAGCGCTTGCGGGGATGCCGATTCTGGTCGGTGTTGTCGCTGTGCAGCCACCAGGAACCTTCGTCCCGGATCAACCGCTTGACGACCAGTTCGCCTTCGTAATTGACGGCGTACACGACCCCATCCTTGGGAGTCGTGCGGTCGGTAGCAATGACGACGGTATCGCCGTCCCACATGCCTGGTTCCATGCTCGGACCCGACACGACGATCGCATAGCACTTCTTCGGATCGAGGCGACGCGACCGGAACCACTCGCGCCGGAAAACTATGGGGTCAGCTTCTTCTTGCAGGTACTCAATAGCAAAGCCGGACACGCCGGCCGAGAGCTTGAATTTCACGCGAGGGATCGAAGGGTAGTCAGGGTTGTCATCGAGGGGAATTGGCCCCGACTCCATACCGTCCTGGCGCTCGTCTAGTGCGCCGTGGTCTGTCGGCCGCGTGTTGCCGACATCGTTCGTTGGAAGGGGGACGCCGGTGAGCGCGGCGATGACCTTCAACTGGGCAAAACTTGGTTCATGCCGGCCGTTCTCCCATGCGGACACGTTGCTCTTCGTGACTCCAAGAGCTTCGCCGAGCTGTTCTTGCGTCAGCTTGCGGTGGTTTCGTGCGGTGCGCACCCAGGCAGGTAGATCCATAGGCGAAATGGTATAGATCATCTTGACATGCGAGGCGAGAAGTTCTTGACTCACAAGTGCAGAAAATCTAGACTGATCGCATGGACCCGAATCCCATCGATCAAGCCGCAGCGATTGTCGGCAGCAAAGCAAGCCTCGCGCACCTTCTCGGCGTGACCCGAGCGGCCGTCGGCCAATGGTCTGATTCTGGCCGGCGCGTACCGGCGGAACACTGTCCCCGGATTGAGGCTGCGACCAAAGGCGCCGTGCGCTGCGAAGACTTGCGCCCTGATGTGCCCTGGCAAGTCCTCCGCTGTGGGCCTCGGGCTACTGGCGACGCTGTTCACGTGTTGGAAGGGGGCGTCAATGCTGTTCAAGCCGCATGACATGAGCCCGGCCGCGACGCTGCTGCCCGGTCCTTCAGTGCTGCGTCGAGCGCTGCCCATAGCTGCCGTGCCGCCGGCACGCCGAGGCACAACGTGGCAGGGGCCTGTGCTCCTGGCGCCCGCATCGTCACCTCCAGCGCTCCCAGCGGCCCGATAGGCGAGGGGATGTCGACGAACTCGACGCTCGCCTGCGCGAACACGGTGCCCCACCGCAACTCTCCTTCCATGCCTCTGCCTCCGATCGTCGCTGCGCCACAGCGCGATCGGGTTCCTTGTCCCACCTGCGCTCACTGGTGCGCAGTATCGGAAACAGGACAGGGCGCATCCATAGCAACCCCCACGGACCCATGCCATGAACGTCCAGACTGCTGCCTTCAACCTCGTACACGACTACCCCGGCGGCGCGACCGCACTCGCACCGCTGCTCGGCAAGAGCGCCTCGACGCTCAGCCATGAGGTCGACCCGAACTACCCGACCGCCAAGATCGGCCTGGCCGACGCGCTCAAACTCACGCTGCTGACGAAAGACCGCGGCATCCTGAACGCCTTTGCGCTCGCGAGCCACTGCATGGTGCTGCCGCTGCCGTCGTGCCCCGATGGCATCGACGACGACACTTTCGCGGGAGTCACGCGCATGGCGCGCGAGTTCGCCGAGGTCATCGGCCAGATCAGCGAGGTGACGGCCGACGGCGCGGTCACCGACAACGAGCTGCGCCGTGTCGAAGGCGAAGCCTCTGAGCTGATGTCTGCGGTGCAGGCCGTGCTCGTCGCCCTGCGCGTTCGCAACGAAGCGGCCAAGCCTCAATCGATGCGGGAGGCACGCTGATGCACACGCAGACCACCTCCGCGCCCAGCCTTGCCATCGACGTGCTGGCCCGCGACACGCTCGAGCGTCTGAGCGAGGGCGACCTCGCGACGGTTCGAGAGTCCGAGTTCATCTTCGCGGCGCTGGCGAAACATCGGGAGCGAACTTCACGCCTGACGTACCTGCCGCTGGGCATCTGCCGCAACTGCGAGGAGCGCTGCGCGCCGGGCGAGACCTACTGCGACGACGACTGCCGCATCGACCACCAGCAACGCGAATGCCGAGCGGCACGACTGCGCGCCTGACCGACCACTGACATGACCCACCGACAAGATGCATTGCGGCCCGCGCGGCTGCAAGGGAAGGGTGTTACCGAATGAGCACCCTTGTGATGGCCGCGTGCTGGCCGCTCGCGATGCCGCCGACGCCGAAAGCGGTCCTGATCAGCCTCGCCGACCAGGCGAACGACCAGGGCGTGTGCTGGCCGAGCATCGACACGATCACCGTGCGCACGTGCTTCGGCGAGCGTGCGGTGCGCAATGCCATTCGCTGGCTGGAGACCGCGGGGTTGGTGAAGGTGGAGATCGGCGCCATGAAGGCGAACCGTTACACCGTGACCCCGCGTGGCAACGGCCGCGAACAGGCGGCGCCTCGACGCACCCCGGCACCAGATGCCCCCGGCAGCAAATGCCCCCCGACTCACCTGACCACCCCGGCACCACGTGCCCCCCGGCACGAGATGCCCCCGGCACCAGATGCCGCCTACCCGGCACGAGGTGCCGCCCAACCGGCACCAGATGCCGGTCACCCCGGCACGTCGTGCCCCCTAACCGTAATAGAACCAATACAAGAAATACACCCCCAACCCCCTGAAGGGGCTGAAGACCCCCGGTCGGATGAAGACGCCGAGGAGAAGGCGTCGAAGCACAAGCCGCTGCTGAGCCTCGCGGCCTTCCTCGCCATCTGCAAAGCCGCCGGGGAGAAGCCCATTCCCGAGGGCGACAAGGTCTTCGAGTACTGCGAAGCCGCCGGCATCGACCGCGACATCCTGTTGCTGCACTGGATGGAGTTCAAGGCCCGGCGCAGCGCCCAGGGCAAGCGGCAGCGCGACTGGCGCCAGACCTTCCGCAACAGCGTCCGCGACAACTGGTACCGCCTCTGGTACCTGACCCCGAACGAGCCCGCCCGACTCACCACCCAAGGCCTGCAGGCGCAGGCCGTGATGAACCGCGAATCGAACCGCCACCAAGGAGCCACCCCATGAGCCGCCGACCCGACGTGATGACCGCCCCCCACAGTGACGAAGCCGAGCATGCCGTGCTGGGCGCGCTGCTGATCGACAACCAGGCCTTCGAGGCGGTCAGCACTGTGCTGAAGCCCGAGCACTTCTACCAGACCGACCACCGGGCGATCTACGAGACCATCACCGAGCTGCTGAAGGCCGGCAAGCTGGCCGATCTGGTGACCGTCCACGAGAAGGGGCACCACGACATGGTGTACCTGAACCAGCTGATGTCGTCGGTCGTCAGCAGCCGGGCGGCGCAGCGCCACGCCGAGCTGCTGGTCGAGCGCTGGCGCGAGCGCGAGGTGATGCGCCTGGGCTCCGTGATGGCCGACGAGGTGCTGCGCGGCGCGCACGGTGCCGATGGCAAGCCGCAACCCGTCGACCAGCTCATCGACCAGATGATCACGAAGCTGATGGCGCTGAACGCGGTGGCCGACCGCAACGAGCCGCGCGACATCAGCGAGCTAGTGGTGGGCTACCTCGACGACCTGCAGCAGCGCTACGACGGCAAAGAAACGACCATCCAGACCGGGCTGAAGGATCTGGACCACTGCACCGCGGGCGGTGGCCGGCCGGGTGAGCTGTGGGTGATCGGCGCCAGGCCGAGCATGGGGAAGACGGCCGCAAGCCTGACGCTCAGCCGCAACGTGGGCCGCAAGCACCAGGTGCTGATGCTGACCCAGGAAGACAGCCTGAACTCGCTGACGGCTCGCCAGGTCGCAGCGGCAGGCCGCGTGAACCTCGCGGACCTGCGCAACCCGCGCAAGGCGCCGCAGAGCATGTGGGAGGGCGTCAGCGAGGGCATCGACGCACTGGGGAAGCTGCACATCGCGATGGACGACCAGGCGGCGCTGAGCATCATGGACGTGCGCCGCAAGATCCAGCAGGTCAAGCGCAGGCGCAAGGCGCTGGACCTCGTGATCATCGACTACCTGCAGCTGATGGAGGGCGACGGCGACAACCGGAACCAGGAGCTGGGGAAGATCGCCAACGGCCTGAAGCGCGCGGCCAAGGAGTTCGGCGTGTGGATCGTGCTGCTGTCGCAGATGAACCGCGAGGCCGACAAGCGATCCGGTCCGCCGCAGATGAGCGACCTGCGCGACAGCGGGGACATCGAGGGCGCGGCCGACCTCATCGGGCTGCTGCACCGCGAGCACCGGCGCAACCCGACCGACGCGAACAAGTTCCACGCCGAGCTGCACGTGGTCAAGCACAAGAACGGCCCGACCGACACGCTGCACTTCACCTTCGACGGCGCCTTCCAGCGCTTCACCGACTGGGAAGGACCGCCGCCGACCAAGAGCCTGAAGGCGCAGCGCGGCGGTGGCCTGGACTGAGGGGAGAACCCATGCTGACGATGAACATCCGCTTCGATGCGGCGCAGATCGCGAAGGCGTTCGGCGAGCTGCAGCAGGAGCACCCGAACGTGATGGCGCAGGCCATCAACGACACGGCGCGCGAGATCAAGGATGCGCAGGTCGCTGAGATGCGCTCGACCTTCGACAACCCGACCGCATTCACGCTGCGGGCGCTGCGCACGACCTTCGCGAACCGGACGAAGCTGCAGGCGGTGGTGTGGCTGAAGGACGGCACGTCGCGGGCGCACTACCTGATCCCGCAGATCGAAGGAGGCAACCGGCCGCTGAAGCGCTTCGAGGAGATCCTGGTGCAGGCCGGGCTGATGCGCAAGAACGAGCGGGCGGTGCCGGGCGCGGCGGCCAAGCTCGATGCCTACGGCAACATGGGGCGCGGGCAGATCGTGCAGATCCTGAGCCAGCTGCAGGCCTTCAACCTCGCGGGGTCGGACGCCAACGCGACTAGCTCGAGGCGCTCGAAGGCAAAGCGCAGCAAGGTCGAGTACTTCGTTGCGCACGGCGGCGAGTCTAGGCAGGGCCGCGGATCGTGGAAGCACGGCGACAAGATGCAGCACCTGCGGCGCGGCGTGTGGGCGCGGTACCGCTTCAGCGCCGGCAGTGCGGTGAAGCCCGTGCTGCTCTTCGTCAACGGCACGCGGTATGGCAAGCGCTTCGACTTCGTGGGCACGGCGCAACGCGTGATCGATGCGCGCTTCAAGTCGCACTACGAGCAGCGCATGCAGAAGCAACTCGCGAAGCTCGGGCTCACGGCGGGAGGGAAGGGCGCATGACGTTCGCACCTCGGTCGGCGCAGGCCTGGACCCCACCCCCCACCCCCCTCATCGGGTCCTCCCGGGAGAGGTCGGTCAAGGGTAATTCGAACCCCGTTCGCACCGTAGTTGCGGGCGTTGCTTAAGGGGGTTATATCCATGGGGGATCTAGCCCTGACGCAATCTCAATCGCTCTCTGCGCCGATGACGCAAGAGCAGTTCGGCGACCTGGTCGGCGTCAGCCAGCCGGTCGTCAGCGAACTGCTCAGCCGCGGGATCCTCAAGGCGGGCCAGCCCGCTTCGGCCTGGCTGCGCGCGTACACCAAACACCTGCGCGAGCTGGCCGCAGGGCGCGGTGCCGACGGCGAGCTGGCGCGCGAGCGTGCACGGCTCGCCAGAGAACAGGCCGACCGCGTCGCGATGGACAACGCAGTGAACCGCCGCGAGCTGGCGCCGATCGCGGTGCTGGAACTGGTGCTCGCCAAGATGGCCGGCGACGTGGGCAGCTTGCTGCAGGGCCTGGTGCCGCGCGTGCGCCGCCGCGTCGAGCTGCCCACCGAGGCGCTGCGCATCTTCGAGGAGGAGGTCAGCAAGGCGCGCAACCGCGCGGCCGCGCTGAGCCTTGCAGATGCCGAAGACGAACCCGATGAGGAGGAAGACGTTTGACCCAACCACTTGAGGTGATCGAGATCAATCGCCCTGTCACCCTGGCCGACCTCGGCACCGAGCAGCGAGACGAGATCAACGCGGCACTGCGCCGCGGTCTGCGCCCGCTCGAAGCTCCGCCGCCGATGCGCTTGTCGCAGTGGATGGCCGAGCACTTCTACCTGTCGGAGGAAAGCAGCTACGAGCAGGGCCGCTGGGAGGCCTATCCGTACCAGATCGCGATCGCCGACTGCATCGGCCACGACGAGATCAACCACGTCACCTGGCGCAAGTCCGCGCGCACCGGCTACACGAAGATCTTCTTGGCGGCCGTCGGCTACTTCGCCGAGCACAAGCGCCGCAACCAGGCGGTGTACCAGCCGACCGACGAGGACCGTGACGACTTTGTCACCACCGAGCTGGAGCCGATGCTGCGCGACGTGCGGGTGATGCGTCGCGTGTTCCCGAAGTTCAACCGCAAGTCCAAAGAGAACACGATCAAGAAGAAGCGCTTCCTCGGCTGCTTGCTGCACCTGCGCGGCGGCAAGGCCGCGAAGAACTATCGCCGGATCACCGTTGACTGCGTCTACTACGACGAGACCGACGGCTTCGACCGCGACATCGAGAAGGAGGGCAGTCCTTTCCGTCTCGGCGACAAGCGCATCGAGGGCGCTACGTTCCCAAAGTCGGTCGCCGGCAGTACGCCGAAGCTGAAGGGTTTCAGCCTGATCGAGGACCGCGAGAGCCAGGCCGACGTGCGCTTCCAGTACTTCATTCGCTGCCCGCACTGCGACGATGAGCACACGCTCGACTGGGGCGGCAAGGAAGCGCGGCACGGCATGAAGTGGACCGACGGCGATCCGGAGACAGTCGGCCACGTCTGCCCGCACTGCGGCGTGTGCATCACCCAGGCCGAGTACCTGGCAGCTTGGAAGGGCCGCTGGAAATCCGCCGAGGGCCTTTGGATCGACGAGCGCGATCCGGTCCAGCTGCGCTTCCGCAACGCAGCGGACGAGGAGATCGCACCACCCCGGCATGTCGCGTTCTTCAGCTGGACCGCGTACAGCCCTCAGGCGACCTGGGTCAGCATCGTGCGCGACTGGCTGACGGCCGCGAAGAAGGCGCAGGCCGGCGACGACAGCGACCTGAAGACCTTCATCAACACCACCCGCGGCGAGACTTACGAGCAGGAGCTGGAGAAGACGGACGCCAGCCAGCTCGCGCTGCGCGGCAAACACGGCCATCCGCTGCGCATCGTGCCGCGCGGTGCCGTGAAGCTCGCGATCGGTGTGGACGTGCAGGGCGACCGCTGGGAACTGGTCGTGTGGGGCTTCGGTCGCGGGGAGGAGATGTGGGTGGTGGATGACCTGGTCATCTACGGCAACCCGGCCGACCAGCGCGAGTGGGATCTGAAGCTGGATCCGGCGATCAAGGCGACCTACCGGCACGTGTGCGGCGTCGAGATGTCGGCCGACGCGGTGGCGATAGACACGGGTGGCCACTACACGCACCAGTGCTATGTGTTCGTCCGCAACCGGCCGAACCAGAACCTCTACGCCGTGAAGGGCGAGACGCGGCTGGGCCGACCGATCAAGAGTGCGAGCGTCCTGGTCGACGTAAACGAACGCGGCAAGACGATCCGCAAGGGCGTGCGGCTGTGGCACGTCGGCACCGATACCGCGAAGGACTTGCTCTACGGCCGCCTGCAGGTGAGCCAGCCCGGACCGGGCTACGTTCACTTCGCGCGCGAGCTGACGGCCGAGTTCTACGACCAGCTCACGGCCGAGAGCCGGATGCTGGTGAAGAGCGGTCGCGGGGAGGAGCACCGGTGGCTGAAGCCGGCGGGCAAGCGCAACGAGAAGCTGGACTGCACGGTCTACGCGCTGTTCTGCGCGCAGATGCTGGGCCTGCACACGCTCAGCGACAAGCTGTGGGCGCGGCTCGAAGCCGGCCTGGAGCCCGACCTTTTCGCGCCGATGCCTTCGGCAATCGACACAGCGATGCCAACTGTGCAGGCGTCTGCACCGATCGAAACTCGGGCCCCACCGCCCCCAGCAGCACGGCCTCTCGTACCCCAACTCACGTCATCCCCCATCGCCAGCAACGCATGGAGCAGCCGCCTTTGAATCACACCCCTTCCCATTTGAAGTCTCCACAGAAACCCATTCACCGCGTTCCTCTTGTAGGGCAAATGTCGGACATCCTTCGCGATCGCCTCGCCGTGCAGGATCCGTGGGCGACTGCGATGGCGGAGGCGATCGTTCAAGGCTTGAGCGCAAAGTTCGGCGGTGCACTCGTCTACGTCCCTCGCCCGGATCGCAAATCGCGCGACGAGCGCATCCGCTTGATGTTCAATGGAGCGAACCTCCAGCAGGTATGTGACCAGTTCGGGCTGTCGCAAAGGCAGGTCTACAGGATCTGTCGACGCCGAAAGTGAAGGGGGCATAGGCGCTGAAGATTCGACGCCTGAAAATTTTGCCGCTTTGGTGTCTACAAATGGCACAAGGTTTCCAAGACGATGACGGCATGCACAAAGCACCCGTCATCGCATGAGCACCATTCCTTGGTACAGCATCCATCGCCGACCGGCAATCTCCGCACGTGCCGCCGCTGAAGTTCAGCACGCCGAGATCTGGATCTACGGCGACATCGGTGAATCCTGGTACGGCGACAGCATCGCCGCGAAAGATTTCGTCCAGACCGTCGCCGCGCTCGACGCCGAGACGATCACCGTCCGGCTGAACAGCTACGGCGGTTCCGTCAGCGATGGCATCGCGATCTACAACGCGCTGAAGCGCCACCCGGCCACGATCACTGTTTCCGTTGACGGCATCGCCGCGTCGATCGCGAGCCTGATTGCGATGGCGGGCGACCGCATCGAGATCGCCGAGAACGCGATGCTGATGATCCACGCCCCGTGGGGCAGCATGGCCGGCAACGCCGTCGAGCTGCGCGAGTACGCCGACATGCTCGACAAGTGGTCTCAGGCGATGGCCGCCAGCTACGCGAGCAAGACCGGCCGCAGCCTCGACGAGGTGATGGCCTGGCTGACCGACGGCAAGGACCACTGGTTCACCGCAGGCCAGGCCGTCGACGAGAAGCTCGCCGACGCCACCACCGCCGCGCTACCCATCAGCGCGAGCGCCAGCCGCTTCACCTGGGCGGCAGCCCGCGGCGCTTCTGTGCCTGCTCCATCCGCTGTTCGCCCCGCTGCTCACACCCCCTCGATTTCTTCGTCTCAGGAGACCGCTTTGCCGACTTCGACCGTTCCCACCCAAACCACCACCCCGATGCCGACCGATGCAGTCGCCCAGCAGGAAGCCGTGCAGGCTGCAGTGCGCGCCGAGAACCAGCGCCAGTCGTCGATCCGAGCGGCCTTCCAGCCGTACATGAACGACACCGACGCGCCGACCGTGCTCAATGCCGCGCTGGCCGACATGAATTGCACCGTGGTGCAGGCGAAGGCCCGGCTGCTCGATGCGATGGCACGCGGCGCCGAGCCTGTCACCGGCGGCTACCTGGTCACCGTCGAGGACGAGACCGACAAGCGCAGGGCGGGCATGGCGGCCGCGCTGGAGATCCGCGCCGGCCTCGTCAAGAACGACGGCAGCAATCCCTGGCGCGGCCACAGCCTGGTGGAGATGGCGCGTGCCTGCCTGCAGGCGAACGGAGTCAAGCACGCCGGCACCGACCGCATGAGCCTGATCGCGCTCGCCTTCACGCATGGCTCGGGCGACTTCCCGCTGCTGCTCGCCAACATTGCGCAGAAGGCGATGCTGAAGGGCTACGACGAGGCCGAGGAAACCTTCCAGCTGTGGACCACCAAGGGGACGCTGCCGGACTTCAAGCCGATGCAGATGGTGGACATCGGCAGCTTCCCGGCGCTGCGCCAGGTCGCCGAGGGCGGCGAGTACAAGTACATCACCATCGGTGAGCGCGCAGAGACGCGCGTGCTGGCGACGTACGGTGACATCTTCAAGATCACACGCCAGGCGGTGATCAATGACGACCTGGACGCCTTCACCCGCATCCCGCGCAAGATGGGCCGCGCCGCGGTCCGCACGGTGGGCAACCTGGCCTATGCGGTGCTGACCGGCAACGCGCCGATGGCGGATGGCAAGGCGCTCTTCCATGCGGACCACGGCAATGTCGCCGAAGGCACCGCGATCACCACGGCGGCCGTCGACGCGATGCGCGTTGCGATGGCGCGGCAAAAGGACATCGGTCAGACCAGCGGCTCGCTGAACATCCGCATGGCGAAGCTGCTGGTGCCGATCTCGCTGCAGGGCACGGCCAACGTGGTGCGCGACAGCGAGTTCGAGGTCGGCGCCGGCACCAAGAACAACACCGTGCCCAACAGCGTGCGTGGCACCTTCGAGGTGATCGCCGATGCCCGCCTCGACGACAACTCGACCAGCAAGTGGTACGGCGTCGCCGATCAGTCCATGCATGACGTGGTGACCGTCGACTACCTGGACGGCAACGAAGCCCCGACGATGGAACAGCAGCAAGGCTGGAACGTCGACGGCGTCGAGTTCAAGGTCCGGCTCGATGCCAGCGCCAAGGCGCTCGACTGGAAAACCATGCAGCGCAACGGCTGATCACCACGAGTCACCGAACTTGGGCGAAGGCTCCGCAGAGGGCCGCCCATCACGTCTCGACCCAGGCTCCTGCTCCTACCCATCCGAATTTTCATCACGCACCATGAAGAACTACGTCCAACACGGCAAGTCACTCACCCACACGCCCGTCGCCGCGGTGGCGTCTGGCGGCGTCGCCAAGATCGGCAGCCGCATCGGCATCGCAATCTCCAACGTTGCTGCCGGTGCACCTGGCACGTTCACCGTAGAAGGTGTCCACCGACTGCCGAAGCTCGTGGGCGATGCCATCGGCCAGGGCGACACCGTGCGATGGGACCACCTGCAAGGCGTCATCACGACAGCCACGGTCGGCGCGGGCAACGCGGCGATCGCTGCTGCTGGTTTCGCGGTCACAGCCGCCGCTGCTGCCGAGACCTTCATCGACATCAAGATCAACGCCTGACCCGGATGCCGCCGATGCTCGACAACATCTTCACGCGCAAGCTGGCAGTGCTGTACGCCCGCGTCGGCCGCGACGCGCAGTTCACGCCGGCCGGTGGCGACGCGCAACCGGTGCGGGTGCTGCTCGACGAGCCGGGCAGCACCGGCCTGGACGGCATGCAGGCGCGCGCCGAGCCGACTATCCGTATGCAGAGCGCGGACGCGCCGAACGGCGTCCACCGTGGCGACCGCTTCACCGTGGCCGGCAAGACCTGGGCGGCGCGCGAGGCCGGCGTGCCGGTGCTCGACGGCACCGAGTTGCAGGTCGAGCTGAAGGCGGTGCAGACATGAGCATCCAGGTCAACACCACCCACGAGCGCATCCTGCAGCGCATTGACCAGGCACTCCAGGCGCTCCAGGCCGCCGGCACCGATGCCGCCGTCCGCGTGCACCGCGGCCGCGTCGATGCCTTCGGCGCCGACGAGTTGCCCGCCATCAACATCCGCCGCTCCACCGGCCAGGCCGAAGCCTTCGCGGACATGGTCTCGCGCGGCCTGATGGAGTTTGAGCTGGACTTCCATGTGCGCGGCGACGACTGGGAGACGGCCGCTGATCGACTGCACCTGCAGGCGCACCGCGCCATCGCCGTCGACGCCGGCCTGAACACGCTCGGCCGGGGCCTGCGCTGCACGCGCACCGAGCCGCGCGCCGAGGGCGGCGACGAGACGATCGGCCGGCTTACCGCGACGTACCAGGTGCAGGCGCTGACGCGCGGCAGCGACCTCGCGCTCGTCTCCTGACGCAAAACCAACCCCACATCCAAAGACCTCACGGAACCCCATGATCAACTTCGGAACCGGCAAGATCATCGCGATCCCCACGTACGACTCGCTGGGCAGGCTGCTGCTGAACCCGACGCCCGTGCGGCTCGGCACGATGCAGGACATCTCCGTCGACATCGATGTCGACCTCAAGACGCTGTACGGCTCCAAGCGCTTCCCGATCTCGGTCGGGCAGGGCAAGGGCAAGATCGAGATCAAGGCGAAGTACGCCGAGATCAACGGCGCGATCCTGGGCAGCCTGCAGTTCGGCAAGACGGCGCAGGCCGGCGTGCGTGCCGCCGTCTTCGACTTCGTCGTCAAGGTGCCTGCCGCGGAGGGCGGCAGCCAGGCCGCCGTGCAGTTCACCGTCGAGCCGCCGCAGGGCGCCACCTTCGTGACCGACTTGGGCGTGCTCGATGCCGCCACGATGGAGTCACTGGAGCGCGCCGCGGTGACCGAAGGCCAGGCGCCGGCCGCCAGCCAGTACACCGTCGTGGACGGCACCTATCGCGTGGCCCCGTCGCCTCGTGAGCGCACGCTGCTGGTCAGCTACGAGTACCGCGCCGAGGGAGCCAACGCCAAGGGCCAGATCTTCCAGCTCACCAACGACGTGATGGGCCCCACGCCGGCCTTCTCTCTGCTGCTGCAGAACAGCTTCGACGGCAAGAACCTGGTGATGAAGTTCAACCGGGCGGTGAGCAGCAAGGTCAGCCTGCCGCTGAAGAACGACGACTACGCGGTCTACGACCTGAGCGCGCAGGCCTTCGCCGACGCGGCCGACGAGATCGGCTACCTCTGCCTGTTCTGACCCACCACGCGAAGGATCCCGAAACATGAACGACACCATCATCCTGGGCGAGCAGACGATCGAGGTCGCACCCATCCCGCTGGGCCGGCTGAAGAAGCTGCTGCCCGCCTTCAACCGCGCCGGCATGGCCTTCAAGAACGGCCGCCTGGATGAAGTCGTCTTCGACGACATCGTGCTGGTGCTGTCGGCCGGCACCGGCCTCACGGTCACCGAGGTCGAGGAGCTGCCGGCGACCATCGAGCAGCTGAGCGCGGCGCTCGAAGTCGTCGCCAAGGTTGCGGGCCTAGAGACCAAGGTCACCGGGCTGGGGGAAGCCGGGGCGTCTCTGGCAGCCATGCCGGGGACGCAGGCGCCGACCCTTGGAGCGAGCTCTACGCCTGGCTGATCACGGCAACCGGCTGGACCTGGGACCACATCGACGAACGCGTCACGCTCCCCCAGGTCACCGCGCTGGCCGCGTTCTGGCGGCACACACCGCCGGCCGCGTTGCAGTTGCGCCGCATCGCACTCGCGATCGGCATCAAGCCCGAGCGGTCCGCCGCGCCGGCCGCCGGGGATCCCGAACACGCAGCCGACCACGCGATGGAGCAGGCCCGAAGCATCGGCATGGCCGTCGCCCACGGTCGGCCCGATGACCCGATGTTGGCCTTCCTCGACCTCTGACCTGAACCATCTGAACCACGCATGACCGATCCCCGCGCCAAAGTCGTCGTCGACGGCGATGTCACTCCGCTCCGCCAGGCCCTGCGTGCCGGCCTGCAGAACGTCCAGCAGTTCGGCGACGACGCCTCGACCGGGCTCGGCAAGGTCAACGGACCGCTGGAGTCGATCCGAGGCAAGTTCGTCGCCCTCACTGCGGTGCTGGGCGGCGGCGCGCTCTTCAGCAAGGCGATCGAGCAGACCGCCAAGTTCCAGGAGGAGAGCATCCAGTTGGGCAAGGCGCTCGGCGTGTCGGCCACCGGTGCGAGCACCTGGATCGCCGCGCTGGAGGATGTCGGCGCGACCACCGAGCAAATGCAGACAGCCGGCAAGGGTCTGCTGAAGCACCTGAACGAAGACGAGGGTGCGCTCAACAAACTCGGCCTGGTCACGCGCGATACCCATGGCGCGCTGCGCCCGTTCAACGACCTGATGCTGGACGCCATCAAGCTGACTGGCGAGTACAAGGAAGGCACCGACCGCAACGTCGCAGCCTCACAGATCTTCGGCAAGGGGGTCGACGCCAGCTCCGCACTCCTCAAACTCAACGGCGACACGGTGCGCGAGAACGCCGAGCTGATGGAAGAGCTCGGCCTGCTGGTCGGCCAGGAACAGGTCGACGCGTACAACGCCTTCGACAGCGCGGGCGACAAGGCCGCGCTCGTCATGAAGGGCTTCGCCCACACGATCGGCAACGTGCTGATGCCGGTGGTGACCAAGCTCGCCGAGTGGTTCGTCGCGGTCGGGCCGACGGCCATCACCGTGACCCGCGGCGCGATCGGCGGGCTGACGGCGGTGTTCTGGGGCCTCAAGAACGCGGTGGTCATCGTGTGGGAGGTGCTCAACGGCCTGGTGGTGACGGTTGCCGAGCCGCTGCGTGCGCTCGGCGCCGGGCTGTACAAGCTGATGACCGGCGACCTGAAGGGCGCGCAGGACGAGCTGATGGGCTGGCCGGCGCGGATCGGCGAAGCCTGGAGCAAGGCATGGGACAACATCGTCGCGTCCAGTAGCGAGTCGCGCGACCGGCTGTCGGCGATCTTCAACCCCGACCAGACCGAGGCCGCACCGTCGGGCGGCGGCACGCGCAGCGCGACGCTCAAGGGCAAGGGCGATAAGGAGAAGGACGGTGCCGGGTCATACATGAGCTACTACGAGGCCATGCTCGCCGAGGAGAAGCGGGTGCAGTCGGTGCTGACCGAAGGGCGTGAGTACACGAAGGAAGAGGAACTCGCGTACTGGCGCTGGCTGACCGACAACCTCACGATGACCACGGCCGACCAGGTCGCGATCCAACGCAAGGCGGCGCAGCTCGAGGTGAGCATCGCCCGCGAGACCCGCCAGCAGCGCGACGCGATTGACCAGGACGGCATGCGCACGGCTGAGCAGCTCGCGCTCGGCGAGATCGAGCTCGAGCGCACGGCGGCGAAGGCGGCGCTCGACGCCGAGGAGATCACGAAGGCCCAGCTCGCGCAGCTGGAGGTCGAGTTCGAGGACCGCCGCTACGTCGTGCAGGCGTCTGCACTGCAGCAGCGCCTGCAGCTGCTGAGCGCGGATCCGACCGTCAACCCGGTCGAGCTGGCGCGGATCAAGAACGAGCTGCTGCTGGTCGAGCAGCAGCACGAACAGCAGCGGCTGCAGGTGCTGTCGGCCGCCAACACCGCGTTGCGGGAACAGGGCGCCAATGCCTTCGGTGGCTCGGGCTTCTTCAGCGGCATCGGCGACAGCTTCGGAACCGCGCTGGACGGCCTGCTGGAGAAGACCAGCACCTGGGGCCAGGCGCTGGGCACGATCTTCGGCGGCGTGAAGGAAGCGTTCCTGCGCAACGTCGTGACGGAACCCGCCTCGCAGTGGATCGCCAGCCAGGCACGCATGCTGGCGATGAAGCTTGGGTTCCTGACGCAGGAGAAGGGCATGCAGGCGGCGGCCTCGGCGACGAACGTCGCGGTGAAGTCGGCCGAGGCCACGGCCGTTGTCGGCGCGAATGCGGCCGAGGCGGGGTCGGGCGCCGCGGCGTCGCAGGCCTCCATCCCTGTCGTCGGGCCGGTGCTCGCGATTGCGGCGATGGCGGCCATCTTCGCGGCGGTGTCCGGGATGGGCAAGGGCATCAAGAGCGCCTCGGGCGGCTACGACATCCCCAGCGGCCTGAACCCGATCACGCAGCTCCACGAGGAAGAGATGGTGCTGCCGAAGCAGCACGCCAACGTGATCCGCCAGCTCGCCGGGCAGGGCGACAGCAGCGGCAGCGGCGAGCCTGGCCCCTCGTTCGAACTGCGCGGCGTGACGGCCGGCGAGTTCTTCATGGCCTCGAAGCGCGACCTGGCAGCGGTGCTGAAGGCACTGCGCCGTGACTTCTCGTTCAACTGAGGGAACAGGATGAGCCTCGACATCTTCCCGACGCTGCCCGGCCTGAAGTGGGGCAGCACTCGTGTGCCGATGCACCGCACCAGCGTTCGCGAGACGCCGAGTGGTCGCGAGTTCCGCACCCGCTACTTCAGCTTCCCGCGCTGGCGCTACAAGCTCGCCTACGAGGTGCTGCGCGAGACCGACGGCCTGGCCGAACTGAAGACGTTGGTGGGCTTCTTCAACGCGCGCGGCGGCGCGGCGCAGCGCTTCCTGTACCTCGATCCCGACGATTGCTCGGTCGTCGACCAGCGCCTGGGCACCGGCGACGGTGCCATCCGCAAGTTCCAGCTCGTGCGCACGTGGGGCGGCGTGGTCGAGCCGGTGTATGCCGCGGCGGATGACGCGCAGGTGCTTCTCGGCGGCGCGCTCGCCGACCCTAGCACCTACGACATCGGTCCGAGCGGCGTGCTGAGCTTCGGCGTACCGGTGGCGATGGGCCTGCCGGTGACGTGGACCGGGCACTTCTACTGGCGCGTGCGCTTCAAGCAGGACGAGACCGAGGTCTCGCAGTTCCTGCAGCAGCTGTGGGAAGCGCGCAGCGTCGAGCTGATCACGGTGAAGCCCTGAGGTCGCGCCGATGAGAACGCCGTCTTGGGAGATGTCACCTGGTGCGCTGGCCGAGCTGATGAACACCGAGCTCGAGCTCGGCTGCATCGACCTGTACACCTTCACGCTGCCGGGCGGCCTGGTGCTGCGCTGGACGAGCGCCGACCAGGCCATCACGGTCAACGGTACGACCTGGTCGCTCGGACCGGGCCTGCGTCGCAGCCGCACGCGGCTGAGCGTGGGCATCGAGGTCGACAGCGTGGAGGTGACGGTGTTCGAGCTGCCGGCGAACCTGGACAGCGAGGAGCGGGCGATGCAGCTCAACGGCACCCCGCTGCTGGCCTACATCGCCCGCGGCGGCTTCGAGCATGCGCGGCTGGAGCTGCAGCGCGCCTTCCTGCCCGCGGCGGACATGGCGAGCCTGAACCCGCCGATCGCCGGTACGCTGGTGTGGTTCACCGGCCGGGTCGCGACGACCCAGGGCGACCGCACGCAGCAGCAGCTCACCGTGAAGAGCGACACCGAGCAGCTCGACGTGATGGTGCCGGCCGAGGTCTACCAGCCCGGCTGCTCGAACACGCTCTACGACGCGGCCTGCGGCGTGAACCGCGATGCGAAGACCGTGAACGGCGTCGCCAACACCGGCAGCGACGCCACGCGCACGCGCTTCGGGCACGGACTCGGCCAGGCGGCCGGGTACTTCGACCTCGGCGTCGTGCGCTTCCTCACCGGCCTCAACGCGGGGCAGGCGCGCACGGTCAAGCGCCACACGTCCAGCGGGGGCTCCGCGGGCAACGAGATGACCGTGCTGCAGCCGTTCCCGTTCCCGATCGCGCCGGGCGACACCTTCGCGATCTACCCGGGCTGCGACAAGACGCAGGCTACCTGCAAAGCCAAGTTCAACAACGTGATCCGCTTCCGAGGCAAGCCGTACGTGCCGGCCGCTGAAACGGTCATGTGAGCCCCATGACCCACCACGAAGAAATGCAACGCGAAGCCGTGATCCAGGAGGCCCTGACCTGGCTGGGAACGCCGTACCACCACCACGGCCGCCTGAAGGGCGTGGGAGTCGACTGCGGGCAGAGCCTGTGCGCGATCTACGAAGCGGCCGGCGTGACGGCGCCGATCGACCCGGGCACCTACAGCACGGCTTGGCACCTGCACCGCAGCGAAGAGCTGTACGTGCAGTGGCTCGAGCGCGTCGGCGCCGTGCGCACCGAGACTCCATCGGCGGGCGACGTCGCCCTGTTCCGCTTCGGCCGCACGTTCAGCCATGGCGGCGTACTGGTCGACCGGCACACGGTGCTGCATGCCTACGTCGGCCAGGCGGTGATCCTGACGCGCCTCGACGAAGCGCCTCTCGCGGGCCGCCCGGTGCAGTTCTGGACGCTGTGGCCACAGGCAACTGCTGGCGTGCAGGCGCCTGCACACGTTGCGATGGAGGCCTGACATGGGCGGCCGCACCACCATCTCCAGCAGCGAAACCCGCATCGAGGCGCTGAAGCTGCAGAGCAGCGCCCAGGGCGTGACGATCCCCGTCGTCTACGGCGTGAACCAGATCAGCGGCAACCTGATCTGGTACGGCGACTTCAAGGCCGTGCCGCACACCACCAGCCAGTCGGCCGGCAAGGGCGGCGGCGGGGTCACGTCCGAGAGCACCACCTACACGTACTCGGCCTCCGTGATGATGGGCCTGTGCCATGGCCAGGTGAACGGCGTGCCGCGCATCTGGCGCGGCAAGAAGCTCTACAACGGCGGGATCCGTGGGGACCAGTTTGCGTCCGTGCGCAAGGTCTATGACGTGCCGGCCACCGGGCCGATGTTGACCACGCTCGATCCCGCCTTCGCGTCCATCCAGGCCGTGTACGTGAAGATCTTCCTCCTGAAGTCCCAGCTCGCCAACGGCGTGGACTATTCCATCGACACCGACGGCGAGCTCGCGACCGTCAAGATCCTGGACGACAAGTACCGCAGCCTCGCGGTCACGATCGACTACCTGGTCGTCACAAGCGGCACGAAGCAGAACGCGCTTGAAGAACTCGGCCTGAGCTTCAAGACTGGCGCGCTCGGGCAGGCACCGTGGTCGTACCTGCAGGGGGCGAACCCGGCGCAGTCGCTCGGGTACAGCGGCCTGGCCTACGTGTGCGCGAAGGACTACGACCTGGGCGGCTCGGCGCAGGTGGAGAACCACACCTTCGAGATTCAGGGCAGTCTCGCGTACAGCCTGGGCAGCGCGGTGCCCGACGTGGACCCGAGCCGCGCGCTGCTGGATTTGCTCGGCAACGGCCGCTACGGCGCCAACATCGCGAGCGACCGGCTCGACGGCATGCAGGACTGGTCGGACTACTGCGTTGCGGCGGGCCTGGTGATGTCACCCGCGCTGACCGAGCAGATCTCCGCGGCCGAGCTGGTGCAGCTGCTCGGGCGGCTCACGAACACCGCGCCGGTGTGGAGCGCCGGCAAGCTGAAGATGATCCCCTACGGCGACAGCACCGAGGCCGGGCTCGGCCGCACGTTCACGCCCAACACCACGCCGGTCTACGACCTGACCGACGACCACTTCATCCCGAGCCCGGGCGAGCCGCCGGTGAAGCAGGAGCGCAAGAGCCCGGCGGATGCCAAGAACCATTTCCGGGTGCAGTACCGCAACCGGGCCAACAGCTACAACGTCGACGTGGCCGAGGCGAAGGACCAGGCGGACATCGATGCGCACGGCCTGCGCTCGGAAGCCATCCTGAAGGCCGACTGGATCACCGACGGCGCTGTCGCGCGCCTGGTCGCGCAGCTGATGCTGCAGCGCTCGCTGTACGTGCGGGCCACCTACACGTTCAAGCTGCCGGTGAACTTCAGCTTGCTGGAGCCGATGGACCTGGTCACGATCAGCGACGTGGGTCTCGGACTGGATCGGCACCCGGTGCGGATCACGGCCACCGACGAGGAGAACGACGACGGCGACCTGACCATCACGGCCGAGGACTTCCCGGCCGGCGTGGCAAGCGCGGCGATGTACCCGAGCGAGGTCAACGCGGGCTACCTGCACGACTACAACGCGGCGCCAGGCAACGTGGACGCGCCGGTGTTGTTCGAGGCGCCGGTCGGGCTGACGCAGACCGGGCTCGAGGTCTACGCAGCCGTGAAGGGCAGCAGCGCGGCCTGGGGCGGCTGCAACGTGTGGGTCAGCGTCGACGGGCTCAACTACCAGAAGGCCAGCACGTTGCATGGGCCGGCGCGCTATGGGCGACTCGCCACCTTCATCTCGAACGACAGCGTCAGCGTCAACACCAGCGGCCAGCTGATCAGCACCAGCGCGGCCGATGCGGCGGCGCTGGGCACGCTCTGCTACATCGGCGGTGTCGCACCCGAGTACATCGCCTTCCAGAACGCGGCACTGCTGGCCCCGGGCTCCTACGCGCTGTCCGGACTGGTGCGCGGTGCCCACGGCACGCCCCGCACCGGCCACCAGGTCGGCGATGCCTTCGTGCGCGTGGACAGCGCGATCGGCAAGAGCGGTCCGCTCGAGCTGAGCTTCGTCGGCAAGACGATTCACTTCAAGTTCACCAGCTTCAACATCTTCGGCGCGGCCGAGCAGAGCCTGGCCGAGGTGCAGGCCTACGACTACCGCGTGACCGGCGTCATGGCCGCGCTGCCGCCGTCGGCACCGACGGACGTGTCTGCGTCGTTCGAGCCCTTCGGCGTGCGCCTGAAGTGCGCGAAGAACTCCGAGCCGGATGTCGTCGGCTACGAGTGGCGCGTGAGCACCGCGCCAGGCGCAATCTGGGAGAACGCCCAGGTGCTCGAGCAGCAGGGCGGCACCTCGCACCTGTGGGCGGTACAGGTGGCCGGATCCTTCGTGGCCTGGGTCGCCGCGGTCGACGCCTTCGGCAACCGCAGCACGCCGACCAGCGTCGTCGGCACCGTCGCGGCGCCGACGATCTCGGCGCTGAATGCGACCATCGTCGGCACCGACCTGCAGCTCGACTATGCCGGCGTGCCGGGCGCCTTCGCGATCGGCGGCTACGAGCTGCGCTTCGGCGACAGCTTCGCGACGGCCACGGTGGTGGGCGTCTTCCAGATCACCCGGCACCTGCATCGCATCAACTGGGGCGGCGCGCGGCGCTGGTGGGTGGCGGCCGTCGACGTGAAGGGCAACCGCGGCAATGCGGCCTCGGTGGACACCGTCGTGACCGTGCCGGGTGCGATCACCGGCTCGCGGGCCGAGGTCGTCGACAACAACGCGCTGCTGTACTGGGGCGCCCCGACCAGCGGCAGCCTGCCGATCGACCGCTACGAGGTCCGCAAGGGCGCGAACTGGGCGGTAGGCGCCGTCGTCGGCTCGAACGGGAACAGCACCTTCACGGCGATCTTCGAGCAGCAGGCGGGCGTCTTCACGTACTGGGTCGCAGCGTTCGACAGCGCCGGCAACACCGGCACGCCAGTCGGCATCGCGGCCACCATCAACCAGCCGCCCGACTACGTGCTGCGCACGCAGATCCGGTCGACCTTCTCGGGCACCGCGACGAACCTGTTCCTCGAGGACGGCGCGCTGCTCGGGCCGGTGGCGCCGGAGACCTGGGCGCAGCACTTCGAGTCGCACGGGTGGGCCAGCCCCCAGGCGCAGATCGACGCCGGCTTCCCGCTGTACGCAGAGCCCAGTACGACGACCGCGAGCTACGAGGAGACCTTCGACTACGGCACCGCGCTGCCGCCCACCATCGTCACCGTGACGCTGGGCGCCACTGTGATCGCCGGCCAGGTCGAGCGCTCGTGCCAGATCTACACCAAGCTGAACAGTGCAGACGCCTGGACACCCGCCGCCGCGGGCGCCACCAACGTGCTGGCGGGGAGCTTCCGGTACGTGCGCATCGTGTGGACCTTCAGCTGCAGCGCGGGCGCGAACCTGATCCGCATCGCGAGCCTGGACGTGAAGCTGTCCAACAAGCTCAAGACCGACTCGGGGCGCTTCGTGATCACCAACGCGTCCGCCGGTGTTGCGGTGCCGTTCGCGGTGGACTTCATCGACGCGGACACGCCGCTGTGCCAGGCCAACGGCACGACCGCGCTGCTGCCGATCGTCGACTTCCTCGACGTGCCCAAGCCCAGCGGCTTCACCGTCTACCTGCTGAACCCGCAGACCGGCCAGAAGGTCACCGGCTCGGGCAGCTGGACCGCGCGCGGATATTGACGACAGGACCACGGCCCCCTTTCTCTCTTCTTCGTTCATCCACGACAACAACCATTCGACGAACCGACCACCATGCCGATCGACTTCACCAAGCCTGTCACCACCGACCGCTACGACACCGGCGTGCTGCCGCAGATCAAGGCCAACTTCAGCGCGCTGTCGCAGTGGATGGACCCGGCCTACGCTGGCACCGTCACCAGCCCGCCGGCGGGCGCGAAGCGCTTCAGCGGCGGCGTGATCCAGGAGTTCAACGGCAGCAGCTGGGTAGAGAAGGCGACGGGGTACCTGAAGAGCACCGCTCCGGTCAGCTACGGATCCGTGTCGGTGCCGGGCTCGACCAACGGCTATGCCGGCATCCAATTCAGCGACACCGCGAAGCTGTACACGCTGATGGTGAACACGAGCGACGGAGCATCGGGGATCTTTGGAGCGAGTGATGGGCAGTGGAAGTGGTACTTCGACACCAACGGCCAGTTCGGCGGCGGCACGGTCCCGTGGGGCCGAATCACGGGCGCGCCTGCCATCACGGCGTGGGTGCCGGACTACTCGGCCAATGGCAACACCGTGGCGTTGCGCAGCCCCAATGGGTACTTGAATGCGACCTACCTGAACCAGAGTTCACCCAACAGCGAGAACGGACCGATCAGCCAGGTCTTCATCAACAACGGTGGCGACGGCTTCCTGCGCAAGGTGGACCTGAGCTACTTCGGCAACAGCGTGGTGGTGCCCTGGACCAACATTTCCAACCGGCCAGGCTCCGTGTCGCAGTTCTTCAACGACGTGGGCTTCGTGTCGTGGAACAGCGCTCCTGTCTTCGCCGGCCTGGTATATGGCCGCGGCGGTGGCGATGGGCTCGGGCGCATCACGATGACGAACGTGGCTGGCCAGCCGTCGGGCGGCGCGCCGGGCGACATCGTGTTCGTGTACTGACGGGAGGCACGGCCATGGCAGAGATGTGGCGCTACGACGCGGGCGGTGTGGCCCGCAAGGCCCGCGAGGTGTGGCGATACGACGCGGGCGGCGTGCCGCGCAAGGCGCGCGAGATCTGGCGGTACGGGCCTGACGGCGTCGCTAGAAAGGTCTTCAATGGGTCGTTCACGTTGACGGCGTCGGCGGCGACCGTCTTCGGATCGGGCTTCACGTCGACACGCGGGGCGACGGTGCCGGTGACGACCACTCCCGTCACCGTGACCGTACAGAATGGCAGTGGGGTCTACACCATCGCTTGGGCGACGCTGTCGGGGTCGTCGGCGACCCCAATGTCGCCGAACTTGGCGACGACCCAGTTTCGCCGCAACGCTGCTGCGCCGACTACTGTGGGCAAGGCCAACACGCTCAGCGGCGTGCAGCGGTGCACGGTGACGGAAGTGAACACAGGCGAGGTGAAGACCATCGACGTGACGGTCGTGACGGAGCACTGGTACGACTTTTGAAGCCAGCGTCGACAAACGGCCGACTTGCGTTCCCGATCTGAGCTACTCGCTGCCAACATACAGTCCCAATCCTCAGCGCGACTTGATGGCCGCTTCGATCCATGCGGTGAGGTTGTTGGCGATCGTCGAATAGGCAGCTTGGCTGGTTGCGCCTGCAGGCTCGTACAACCTGACCAATGTGCTCAATCTAGCACCGTTCTTTAGCGTCAACTTGTCAAATGGATTGTCCCCAGCGTAGCTCGCTTGGCCTTGCGAGTTCAACAGCTTATTTACGCGAACACCCATCACGGCGATGCCCTTGTTCCAAGACTGGGCAATCTCGTGCCGCACCCAAGGGCGCGACGCTGTCTCTGCGCCAACGAGTACGATCGTGCAAGTTCTGCCGACCAACTGCTGATCGATCCACTTTTCGATCGCCGCATTTCCGCCTTTTTTGACGTCCTCCCACTCGTTGTGCGAAACCGGAGCATTTCCCTCGACCGCGCCGATGTTTCGCACCTGTCCCGCGCGCCAGACATCGTTGAGGAAGTGGAAGCTGTAGAACACTCGACGCTTGATTGCGTTCGTCATTTGGGTCTCCGCGCCTTTCTTGGTGCTTGCTTCGGCGTTCGCTTTGGGCCAGTTATTTCGATGAACCCTGCCATGTACGACAGGTAGTCGATGAAATCGCCGCCAGGCGCGCTCAACTCTGGATACTTCTCGCCCAGCTCCTGTGCTGCACCGCCGGTGGACGTCAGAACTACGACGCCAGCCTTTGGATTCGCGGCACGGAACAGGTCGAATTCGTCGAGGACCCCATCCTTGCCGCCTATGAACACCCCGGCCTCGAAGTCGTTCTTGAACATTTCCTTGCGCATAGCCGAGAGGCTCGACGCTCGGCTTGGGCCGGCGTCCACGAACGTCACGTTGTTGAACAACGCGTTCTCTTCCGGAAACTCATCAGTGAAGAATCGCGACTGGTATAGGTGAACCGTCTTGGCGTAGTCGATGCCGAGGTTCTCGCAAGCAGCCCACATCATCGGTGTGATGGCCGGTTGGCCGCCCCACACGATGCGCCTGTGGCCGAAGACAAGGGCGCATAACGATCGCACCGCCGAATGTATCAACATGGGGTCGGCCGTGGCGCCCCATGGCAGGTCGGTTCTGCTGGGTATGCCAGCGGACAAAAAGACTTGCTTCATGTCAGGGCTCCAAAGCAGCAAGTTCCCAGGCCGCATTTCCCTTGCGCATGAGTCGAGCCGACTTCACTTGGCCGTCCAGCCAGTCCAGGTGGCCTTGAGTTCGTCTGCTCACCCCACTATCGTCGAACACCACTCTGCGCGACCCTTCACCGTCAAGCGACGAAGCCTCGTGAAGATGCTCCGCCGTTGGAACGCCGATCGAAGGATAAATCAGAACCTTGTGTTTGGAGTAGAGCTCAACGACGATCGTGCGCTTCGGCCCGAGCGCAAAGAACCGCCCATCGATCTTCTTTGCTGCAACGATGACCGCGTTGTTCAGCTCGGAGCTTCGCAATGCGATCCCCCGACTTCTCGCCTTCTCGATCGCCAGGCCGGCTGTTTCGAGCGTCGCGGCCTTCAGTCGTTTGCCGTCTGCTTCAAAGTCGGCGGCGCTGAACTGCACAGATTCGGCCGCGTGGCTCCGTGGAGATTGTTTTACACCCGGCCATCCCAAACGGAGGGGCACGAGCGACTTCGCCAGCGCGTGTCCGAACTCTAACTTCGTCCAGCGACTGTCGAAGTAGTTCTCCGTATCCAGCATCACAAGCACATCGGAGTCACTCAGTCGTTGCCACAAGACTTCCTGAAAGTCGTCGCCGGGCGGTACGCCATGGGTGTCCAAGAAAACGTCGAACTTTAAGCTCGACAGATACTCGAAAAGCTGCAGTGCGGCCTCCGTCGATTCGACGCGCTTGTAGCTCAAGAAAATTCGACGCTGACGCGGCATCAGGCCCAATACCTCGAGCGCGACGTTCGCCGCACGAATGAGCGTCTTGTCAGTTTCCGGCAGTTCCAGACCATTGATTGCTCGCAAGCACGCGGGAGTCATCTTGCTAAACTTCTTAAGGTCGGGAACGATGGGCACTATGGGAGTGCCCTCTCGCATCAGTTTGACCAGCGCCCCCTCATCCGGCTTCAAGCCTTCAGCACCGAAGTACAGCGCGACGGAGGCGTAGTCGTTCTTGGGGTCGTAGGCGGCTGGCGCGATGACTTCGATTTCGTTGGCAAGGCCCAGTGGAGCCAACAACTCCTGCAGCGTCGCTTTCATCTGCGCTACAAGCGCTGCGTCCACTGCCCCTAACAATCCGACTTGATAGAGGGCCATGTTCAAAGTCTCCCGGACGAAGTGGTTGACGCATTGCGCAGACATCGCGCGGCAGTGATTCCAGGCTCAGACAACATTCGCTCCCCCGCTTGAGCGTCCGTGATTTTTCGGCGCGGCCTAGGCCCTTGCCTTTACGGCATCCTTTATCCAGCCCTCAATGTTCTCCTTGATGTGGTCGTAGACGTAGGTGCTCGTGGAGTACGGCGGGTCATAGACCTTCCCGGCAACTGCCTCTCCGTCGACCGTCAAGCCTGTGAAGGGGTTGGTTCCCTTGGAGGACTGGTTGCCGGCCGAATCTTTCAAGTTGTGAATGTGAATGGCGAGTACGCCAAATCCGTCCTTCCAGGCCTTCTTGATTTCATGCTTTACCCAACGGCGACCTGCAGTTTTTTCCCCAACAAGGACGACAAGGCACTCTTTGCCCTTCATGTTGTCAGCGATCCATTTCTCAATGGCTGTATCACCCTTCTTCTTGATCTCTTCCCACTTGTTCGAATCGAGCAGCGGCTGCTCCTCGATCGATCCAATTTGCTTCACTTGCGAAACTCGCCAGCTGTCTGCCTTGTAGTGAAAGCTCAGAAAACATTTTTTTGCCATGCTCTAGCTCCTCGAAGGTGATCGGTCCAGGGTGCAGCGAACGGCAACAATCGCAAAACGGAGGGCGGCTGCATACAAGGCATTGTCCCTCCCAGTCTGGCCCCGTGGGGGGTACTGCATCGTCCTTCCTCAATCTTGATGAAGGGCGCGCGGCAGCTAATCGCGCCGGACTTGACCACGAATGTCTCAAGCAATCGCGAATCACTTGACGAGAACCTCGCCGAACGCCCGCGAAGGCGATGTGGCCGACCTAAGCTCTGCCGACTGGTAGTTCGCAATGAGATCAGTCAGTCAGTCGTTTGCTCGAATGAGTGCGGCCAGCATTAGGGCGACGTAGTGATCGCAGTGCGCTCCGGTCTTCTCTGCTCGACTATCGTCGCCGCTGACTGTGGGCTCGATGAATATTGTCATCTTGGGGACTACAAATGGCGCGCTGATCAAACGAGCATGGGCGCATGACCACCCCCGCCTCCACCATGCTGGCCGCCTACTTGCAGGCCGAAACCGATGTACTCCTCGGCAAGGAAGCGCGCCTTGGCGACCGTGTCTTCCGCAGCGAAGACCTGGCCGAGATTCGCGCCGGCCGACAGGAGTGGGAGCGCCGCGTCGCCGCTGAACGCGACCGCGCATCTGGCGCGCCGACCCTCGGAGGCCTGCGCTTCTCCGTCGCGCGTCTCGACTGATGGCCGCTCGCCTGAATCCAGTCGACCGACTCGTGGCCTGGCTCGACCCGCAGCGAGGCTTGGCTCGCCTGCGCAACCGCACGCTACTGTCCCACTACGAGGCTGCTCACCCGAGCACGCAGCGGAAGTTCCGTAAGGACGGCGGCTCACCCAATCACTTGGTCGAGCAGGGCGCCGTGCCGCTGCGCAACCAGATGCGCTACCTCGACCGCAATCACGACCTGGTCGTCGGTGCGCTCGACGTGCTGGTGCACAACACAGTCGGCGCGAACGGTATCGGTGTCGAGTTCCAGCCGAGGCGTCTCAACGGCGAGATCCACGCCGAGTACGCCGCCGCGCTGTCGGCCGCCTGGCGCGACTGGCAGCGCCGCCCCGAGGTGCGCTGGCAACACAGCTACGCGCGCTGCCAGCGCCTGCTCGCCCGCACGCTGTACCGCGATGGCGAGGCCTTCGCACAGCGCCTGCTTGGCAAAGTGCCGGGCCTGGACCATGGCACGGCGGTGCCGTACTCGCTGGAACTGATTGAGCCCGACTTCGTGCCGATGGATTTCAACGAGTCCGCGCGCGGGATCCGCCAGGGCATCCAGCACAACACCTGGATGCGGCCGACCGGGTACTGGGTCAGCAAGACCCACCCGGGCGAGGTCACGACCCTAAAGCCCGACCTCAAGGTCGTCGAGGCCCAGCGCATGCTGCACCTGGCCCACCTTTCTCGCATCGGCCAGCTTCGCGGCGTGACGCGTTTCGCCAGCGTCATCGGCCGCATCGAGGACATCAAGGACTACGAGGAGTCCGAACGCATTGCGGCGAAGGTTGCCGCGATGTTGACTGGCTACGTGAAGCGTCTGGCGCCCGACGGCGGCGGCTACGAGGGGCCGCTGAAGGACGACAACGGCAACGACCTGCCGCGCCAGGTGGGACTGTCGCCGGGCACCATCATCGATACGCTGGCGGTGGGCGAGGAGATCGGCCTCATCGACAGCAAGCGCCCGAACCCGAACCTGATCACCTTCCGCAACGGGCAGCTGCGCGCCTTCGCCGCGGGCATCAGCGCCAGCTACTCCAGCATCAGCCGCAACTACGACGGCACGTACAGCAGCCAGAGGCAGGAGCTCGTCGAGCAGTGGGTCCACTACGCCTGCCTGACCGACGACTTCGTCTCGATGGCTGTGCAGCCGATGGTCGAGGACTTCATCCGCGCGGCGGACCTCTCCAACGTGGTGCCGATGCCGGCGGACCTGAAGTCCGGTACGCACGACGACGTGCTCTACGTCGCGCCGTCAATGCCGTGGATCGACATGGCGAAGGAAGCCACGGCCTGGCTGACGCTGAGCCAGGCCGGCTTTATCAGCGAAGTCGAGGTGATCCGCAAGGCCGGGCGCAATCCCGACACCGTGCTCGAGCAGATCGCGAGCTGGCGCAAGAAGGTCGAGGAGAAAGAACTGCGCTTCAGCAGCGACGTGCGTCACCAGAACGCGAGCGGCCTGCCTAGCCAGCCGAAGCAGAGCGACGACCAGACCGACAACGAAGAGGAGGGCGCCGATGCCGCCGAAGCATGAGCAGCGCAGCCTGAGCGACGCCGACGCGCAGGCTATCGCCGAGCACCTGTCCGCGCAGCTGATGACTCAGCTCGGCGATGAGCGCACCGCGCAGCGCCTGGTCGGCGTGTGGGGCGGCTATGTCGATCGACAGCTCGGACGGGGACTGCGCCGGCTCGCGATGTACGCGGTGATGGCGCTGCTCGGCCTGGGCGCGGTGAAGTTCGACTGGTTCAGCCGCCTGCTCGGCAAGTGATCGAGGCCGCCTCCTCAATGCCCCAAACAATGACAACCACGACGAACACAGCGATGAACTTCGAGACCGCATTCGACCAGGTGCTCGGCAAGGAAGCCGGCTTCAGCGACGACCCGCGTGACAGCGGCGGCCAGACGAAGTACGGCATCACCGAAGCGGTGGCGCGCGCCTTCGGCTACACCGGCCCGATGAATCTGCTCGGTCTCGACCAGGCCAAGGCGATCTACCGCAGCCGCTACTGGGACGCGCTACTGCTCGACCAGGTCGCGAGCGCAGCGCCGGCCGTGGCCGGTGAGCTGTTCGATACCGCGGTGAACCTGGGCACCGAGCAGGCGGCCACCTTCCTACAGCGCGCGCTGAACGTGCTGAACAAGGAAGGAAGCTGGTATCCCGACGTGAAAGCGGACGGACGCATCGGCCCGATGACGATCGCGGCGCTGCGGGAGTACGTGCGCCGCCGCGGCGCCGAAGGGCAGGTGGTGCTGCTGCGCGCACTCAACGCGCTGCAGGGGGCCTTCTACGTCGAGCTGGCCGAGCGCCGCGCGAAGGATGAAGCCTTCGTCTACGGCTGGCTGCTGAACCGCGTGGAGATCTCGATTGCTGCAGGAGGCAAGGCCTGATGGACCCGATCAGCACCGCATTCGCGCTCGCGCAGTTCGTGCCGGGCATCCTGAAGTGGATCACCGGCAGTGATCAGGCCGAGCAGGCCGCCAGCAGCGTGATCGACATCGCCAAGCAGGTGACCGGCAAGGACAGCGGCCAGGCCGCGCTGAGCGCGATCCAGGCCGATCCTGTCGCGTTACTGGCCTTCCGCCAGGCGGTGATCGCCGCCGAGGCCGATCTCGACAAGGCCTTCCTCGCGGATCGACAGGACGCCCGCAATCGCGACGTGCAGCTCGCCCAGCTCGGCAGGACGACCAAGCGCGCGGACCTGATGATCGTTGGCGACGTGGTGGGCATGCTGGCCTGCCTGTCGGCGATGGTCTTCGTGACCTGGCTGGGCGTGACCAAGGGCGGGGACGTGAACCCGCTGATCATGGCGCTCAACGGCCCGCTAGGCATGCTGACCCAGCAGTTCGCCAACGGCCTACGCGACGCGCATCAGTTCGAGTTCGGATCAAGCCGAGGGTCGGCAGAGAAGACCGAACTCCTCGCGCGGGCGCCGGCAGTGAAGTAGGCGCCGGGCGCCATTCCCGGGCAGTGCAGGCGTCTGCACAGCCTCAAAAAAAAGACAGGGCGACCGCCGTTGTGTTGGAGCACTCCGGCGGCCACCGAACCCACAGACGATTCCTGTGAGCCCAGCCAAGGCCCTGCCACCTTCCGGAGGCGGGGCGCAGTGTACCCACACCCTTACTGGAGCCTCATGGCCAACCCCATCATTCCCTGGATCGGCGGCAAGCGACGCCTGGCCGATCTGCTGATCCCGCGCTTTCCCGCGCACAAGTGCTACGTCGAAGTCTTCGCGGGCGGCGCCGCGCTGTACTTCCTTCGCCCGCCGGCAGACGTGGAGGTCATCAACGACATCAACGGCGAGCTGGTGAACCTGTACCGCGTGGTGAAGCACCACCTCGAGGAGTTCGTGCGCCAGTTCAAATGGGCACTGTCCAGCCGCGAGGTGTTCAAGTGGATCCAGGACACGCCCGCGGAGACGCTGACCGACGTGCAGCGCGCCGCGCGCTTCTACTACCTGCAGCACCAGTGCTTCGGAGGCAAGTTGCAGGGGCAGACCTGGGGCACGGCGACGACGGCGCCGCCGGTGAACCTGCTGCGCATCGAGGAGCAGCTCAGTGCCGCGCACCTGCGCTTGGCCGGCACCTTCGTCGAGCGGCTGCACTGGAAGGCCTGCATCGAGCGCTACGACCGGCCGCACACGTTCTTCTACCTGGACCCGCCGTACTGGCAAACCGAGGGCTACGGCGTGCCGTTCCCGTTTGAGGAATACGAGGCGATCGCCCAGGCCTTCCGCACCTTGAAGGGCAAGGCGATGATGAGCATTAACGACCACCCGGACATCCGGCGGTGCTTCGAGGGCATGCACATGGAGTCGCTGGACATCGCCTACACGGTGGGCGGCGGAGGCAAGGCGGTCGACCGGCGCGAACTGGTGATCTGGAGCTGGGATCAAGCGGCCGAGCCAGCAGGGCTCTTCTAGCTCATTCGGCCGGTATGCCACCGTGGCCTACCGGCCGTACCCACCACGCCTGCGGTATGAGCGGGTCGATCGGCCCCCGACTCTTCATGTCGACGTAGGCGCCGACGATCATGATCCCGCCTTTGCGAATCGCCCGGATCTTCGCGTGGTGCAGCAAAGGCATCATCGCTCCGACGGTCGGAGGCGCTTCATCCAGCGCTCGAAGCGCCGCGAAGCCCGGCTCGTAGATGAGGTAACCGAACACTGGCTTCTCGGCGCGCACCTGGTCGCGCGGGCGCTTCCGCCCTTGGCCGTCCCTCATTTCGATTACTGCAACCTTCATACTGTACATTTATACAGTATTTGGCCCGGTACATTTTGGGGATGTGCACCCGCTATGTCTCTCCGGAGGATGCCGCCATCGAGCGGTTCTTCCACATCGGCAGGCGCGACGCCTGGCGCGGGCCGCGTCGTGAGATGTTCCCTGGCTACGTTGGACCCTTCATCCGTCCGGCGAAAGACATCACCGAGCCGGTGCGCGAGCTGGTGGCTGGCCAGTGGAACCTGATCCCATGGTTCGCCAAAGAGCCGAAGCTGAAGTTCGCCACCTGCAATGCGAGGTCCGAAGAGCTCGCGGGCAAGGCCAGCTACAAACTGCCGTGGGCCCGCGGGCAGCGCTGCATCATCCCTGCGGAGGCGTTCTACGAGCCGAACTGGGACACGGGCAAGCACATCCCTTGGCGGTTCAAGCGCGCCGACGGCGACATGTGGGCGCTGGCCGGCATCTGGAACGCGTGGGTCGACAGGGCCTCGGGCGAGATCCACGAGAGCTACACGATGCTCACGATCAATGCCGACGGGCACGCGCTGATGGGACGCATGCACAAGCCAGACCCGAAGCGGCCGCCGCACATGCAGGACAAGCGCAGCGTTGTGCCGATCGCCTTGGCCGACGTCGATCACTGGCTCTTCGCGTCCGTTGACGAGGCGAAGAAGCTGCTCGTGCTGCCGGCGGTGGAGCTGTTCGACGCCAGCCCGGCGACGGCGCCGTCGCCACCGTCTGCGCAGGTGGATCTCGCGGATGAATGACAGCCGGCGCCTGTTCATCGGCCTCATGGCTGACGAGAGCATGCGCGACGCGGTGGAGGATCTGCGGTCGACCTGGCTGTGGCCGGCCGGCGCGCGCATGGTTCCGCGGCACAACCTGCATCTCACGCTCAACTTCCTCGGCGATGTGGAGATGCTCGACGAGGCCAGCTTGGTCGAGGCGTTGAGCGAAGTGATCGTGCCCGAGCTGCAGCTGAAGTTCAGATCCACCGCGGTGTGGCACGACGGCGTCGTCGTACTGCTGGCGGAGGGAAGCGCCGAGCTGGACGCATTGCAGCAGTCGACGTCAGCCGCCGTGTCGGCCGCCGGGGTCGAGATCGATCCGCGATGGACCCCGCACGTCACGCTGGCCCGCCACGCGGCGGCTGTGCATGCGCCGGCGGAGATTGCGGCCCTCGTCTGGGCCCCGCAAGCGATGTCGCTGGTGTGGTCGCGGCGCGAGGCCTCTGGCTATGAGGTTGTGCGATCGTGGCCGGCGGTCACAGGTCCGGATCTCCATCGAGATTCACCAGACGGAAGTTGATCGAGGGCGTGTCCGTGGTCCTGCCGTAGCAGCCGGCGCGCAGGAGGTCCGGAACCTCGTCCCATAGCTCGGCCGCGTCGAGCTGCGCGTCGGTGAGTTGACCCTCATCCGGGAACCCATCGTCGTCCCAGCGCTCGCGCGCCTGCGCGGCGAGCGCGGCGGCGTAGGGCGACAGTCCAGCGTCCGCGAAGAACTTCAACACCGACGCCACTGCGCGTGCGATGCGCACCGGCGATGCCCCCGGCGCTTGGACCTCGAATGTGTACTGCAC